GTGGAATTGGTATGACACGCATGATCAGCGCGCTCGATACTCTTAAAAAGTAAGAATAATCCAAGGTGGTGGAATAGGTAGACACGCAGCACTGTTTATGCTGTGAATATGTAGTCTTAGCAAAAGAATATTTATATTCGTGCAGGTTCGAATCCTGCCCTTGGAGCCAAATATATATAGTATATATTATAAGGAGATAGTGAATGAGTAAAATTATTGAATTTCCTCAAACATCAGAATTGGATAAACAATTTATGGATATTGAAGCACAACAAAAAATTATTAGAGATCAGGCAGCTCAGATTAAAAAGCTAGAAGACGAAAAAAAAGCAAAGGCTGAACTTCGTGAAGAAGGTGGAGTCATTAAGGGCCAGGCAGTCTTTCTAAGCGAGTAAATATATAAATAGTATTATCTAAAAAATACAAGGTAATACTATTATGGCACAACCAATAAATCAATTAAGTTTTAAAGCCAGAAGTCTCTTGTTTGCTCAACTATCAGCAATCGCATATTCTGATCTTAAAAAAGCTAAAACAGCGGCTCGCAAACTCGAATTCAATACCGTTGAATTTTATGATGTTAACGGTGCGCAAGCCTATCGGTTTATGAATAAGTATGATTGTATTATAGCATGTCGAGGAACTCAACCAACTGAGTTTAATGATATTAAAGCAGATTTACAATCAATTCCTGTAATGGCAGAAACTGTATCAAGAGTGCATAAAGGATTTAAAGCTGAGGTCGATGAGCTTTGGCCAGCTATATATGAAGATTTAACCAGAAAACCAAATAGTAGCAAAACACTTTGGTTTTGCGGACATTCGCTTGGTGCTGGCATGGCAACTATTATGTCGTCAAGATGCTTACATAATTTATTTTTAAAAGATCCGGTTGAACTGTATACATTTGGTTCTCCTCGTGTAGGCTTTAAAAAATACTGCAAATCTCTTGGTGTAGTCCACCATAGATTCGTAAATAATAATGATGTTGTTACGCGTGTGCCCTTAGTAATGATGGGTTATAGACATCACGGAACAGAACATTATATGAATTCAGAAGGCCAAGTAGTAAAAATATCTGGATTTAAAAGATTTTGGGATAGACTAAAAGGCATGGCCGGCGGTGTCATGAAATTAAAGATAGATAATTTTAGCGATCACAATATGGATTGCTACATAAAAAATATAAAAAATATGAAAGAGTAGGGATCCAGGAGACTACTCTTGGATTTTCCTAGAAATTGGTTGATTGACGACCCATGTGACGACTGTACTCATTGGCTAGCTGTGCTGTTTAAATAGTTGTTTACTTTTTATTAAAAAAGTGGTATAATTGTTATTAGATAAACCGGAGAGAAGAAGATGAAAAAATTACTTTTATTGTGTTCAGCACTTGCATTAGTTAGCACTACTAGTCACGCCGCTACTCGACTTGCTCATGTTACTCATATTCAAGATCGTGGCCATCAATGTCAAAGCTCTTCTAATTTCTTAAGCTCTTTAGTTATTGGTGCTGTGATTGGAAAAATTCTTGTAGGCAATGACAAAGGAGCAATAATTGGATCAGCGCTTGGGGCTGGACTTAGTAATAACACTAAAACATGTTATAAAGTTCGAACAGTATTTTGGAGAGCTGAGAGCTATGGCAGATCTTATAGAGGCCAAACCAATGTAAAAGGAAATCAATATATTGGGTCAACAATTTATGTGGACGGATTACCATAATGAAAAAAGATGAAATGGAACTTGAGCGCATGGCTGAGATTATAAATTATATTAGTGGTAAATTAATGGACGACGGTAATTCGCCCGAGTTAATTGCTGGAGTATTAGCTGCGTGTTCTTTAAGCATATATAGATCTGTCTTAAATGATGAAGAATATGAATCAATGATCGATGAAATTAGTAAGTGTAGAGGTCAAGTAAGTCCGTTCATGCGAAGGACTGAGGTAGATGCTACAACAATAACTCGTCGTAGTAAATATCTACACTAAAGATAAAAGGAGTATTAATATGGTACAGTTAACAGACGATACAGAAGCTGAACGTTATCGAAAGATACTCCTGCAACAAGCAAATACAATCGAAATATTGAAGAAACAGTTAGCCGAAGAAGTGAAAGAAAAATATGCATATATGAAACGAATCGGAGAATTAACAAATGTTTAAGAAAGTATTATTAGCAACTATAATATTTGTAGTAGCATCTTGCACTGCAAGTATATCAGTAAAAGCAGATCCTGAAATCTATGTAGAACCTTTAGAACCAAATATAATTAGTCCTGAAAAAGATAAAAATAACTTTGAAAACTATAGTGTTACTCGTAATCCTACACAACAATCAATAAGAATTCCATGCGATACCGAAGAATATTTGAAAACATTACTTGATAAAGAACACGGAGAAAAGCTTTTATTTGAAGCAAGAGGATTAATATTTGGAATTCCTCCTGGACGGCCTCCACAATTTGCTCAGCCAATGGGAATTGATATTAGTGTATATGTGAATCAGAATACCGGAACATTTACAGTTGCTGGAACTGCTGGTGGATACTCATGTATTATTGTAAATGGAACTGATTTCTCTCCTGGTGGATTTTAAAGATGGAAACTGCTATGTGGATGATATATTCGCTTTTCATATTATCAGCTGATGCTAATGATAGACANGTAATAGAAGGCACGACATTTAATTCTTCTGAAAAATGTGTTCAATTTACAAGAACGAATATTGACTTTCTTTCAAAAGGTTTGATCGAAAGATTAAATAGACAGTACGGAATTAAAAAATGGAAGCCTTTAGAAATTGGATGTGTTGAAGTTGGAGGAAATCCAAATGAAAGAATTGTTTTAGTACTGGATAAATGGAAAATGTTAGACGGACAGATTATAATTGAAAGTGAAGGCCAGAGCCTATGACTGAACTCGAAATTGAAATTGAATTGAATAGACAAATGTCTGATTATTATCATGAAGAAAGAATGTTAAGATTTAGACAGAATATCAAAGACGCAGCATTTAGAGGTAAAATGATGGATATGAAAGTAATGCCAGTTGAAAAACAAGAAAGCTATCATGCATATATTGCAAGAAGATACAAAGAATTAGAGGATATTACTAATGTTTAGCAAACAATGTCAATCACATCTAAATGATGTAAATGAAACTGCAATAGGTCATATGTGTGGAGCAGTAATAATCGCAATTAAATTACAAGCTTTAGTTCCACTTTTGCTTATTCATAGTATTATTCCAAGTCTATTTACCACTACAGCATCTGGCACTATGAAAGATATATTAAAAAATAGAGGAACAGCAGATGAGTGACATTTTTGATTTTGGATTTACGGCAGTTACAGAAGAAGAACTTGAAGCAGTTCAAGATGCTGTTCAATCTCAAGCAAGCATTGGAGAAAATTTAGAAGTATTACAAGAAAAAGTTGATAAGCTGTATAATTCAATGATTCCATTACTATCTAATCTAAAGAAAAATCCACAGAAAGATTATATTCATTGGCCAAATAGACTTGAAAAAGTAGAACAATTTGAAGATCTGCTTACTAAAATCTATAAAGGTTAATTGTGACAAATATGTTACACCTATAATTAAATGCATCTTCGGGTGCATTTTTTTGTTTACATTTACTCCTAAATGGTATAGACTATATCTAACAAAGGAGACTACATAATGCAAGAATATAGAGAAATCGCACAAATGCTTCGGCAGCTAATTGCTAATACACAATCATCAGAAGATCCAATTCCAGCTGGCCACATCATGGCTTTGTCAGAAGTCTTCGATGATAAGGCTGATACTATTGAATTGGATATGATTGTAGAAATGCAAAGGAATGCAGTATGATTTATCGTTCTTATCAAAAGCCAGTTGTAATTGATCTCAAAAGTAAAGGTTGGGATGATGATACTATTATGAAGTTTCTTGACTATGTAAATAAGAAAGAAACTTTGATTAAAACTGGCCGTAAGAATGGCAAATATTCTCGTGACTCAGATAAATCAAAAGTTTACAGTGCTGAGTTTAAGTACGAACGTACTTATGGTCAGGGTAAAAAGTTTCAAAATCTTGAAGAAGCTCAAAAATATTGTGACAAAGTTTTAGCTTCAAAGACTTGGAAAAAAATATCAACTGCCGGTGTAAGAAATATTGCTTTGGCTGAAATGTCTGGTAGCAGAACAGCTGGTCGTGCATGGGCTCATAATATTGATCTTAATCGTAGAAGCGGTTTAAATCAATATGTTCTTCTCCATGAGATGGCACATAGCGCAGGCAATATGCACCATGATGTACGCTTTCGTATCACTCTTCTTAAACTGGTTTCTCGGTTTATGAGTAGCGAACAAGCTGCTTATCTTAAAGCTTGCTTCAAAGAAAAGAAGTTGAAAGTTACTGAGTCATCAAATATCAAATCTCCAGAAGTCTGGAAAAAGGGATATGACCGATTAGCAGCTGCTCGTAAAGAAAAAATGCTAGCATGAAAATATGTCAGCCAGCCTTATATGATTATCACGATTTAGAATTTATTTCTAAGCTGGTGGCAAAAAGGCTGGCTGACAATATTGACGATAAGTCAATTATCGAAGAAGTAAAAAACAAAGTAGGATCAACCTACATGGAATACATAATGAAACAAATTGAGGTACAAAAATGTTCGAACAACCGATTCTTGAAGGCATCTTCCTAGCATGTCTTCTTATAGCAATGTTAACATAGGAGAAATATAATGACATATGATAAACGTCATGGTGGTCCATACGATAGAGGAGCCGCCGATAGTTATTATAGAAGAGGTTTTAATCCTCATTATTTTGTTGAGGGTACATATAATAGTCCATGTATTAAAATGGAAGATATGATTCCAAAAGAAATTGTAGATTATACTAAAGGATTTAATGATAACGAAGAAGATGGTTGCTATAAAGAGTGGTAATATTAATGTGACAAATATGTTACACCTATAATTAAATGCATCTTCGGGTGCATTTTTTTGTTTACAATTGGCCAAAAATAGTATAGACTATATTTAACAAAGGAGAAACTAAATGAAATCTTTCACTTTTCAACCTAACCCAACCTTTCAATTTTCACTTCTTCCTATCTTCACTGATGGATTAGGGATTGACTACACAATCAATCCTGACAATACTGTTACTTTCTCTTCAAATGATGAGGATGCCCTTGAAGAATGCTGGGAACAACTATACGACGATCCCTTTGACCTCATGGCGGTATAATAATATGATTCTCGATACATACAATAAACCCACAAAAATTTCAAACGAAGTTCTTGACTCGGTAGTTTCATATGCAAATGAAATGCTTATTCTTGAAGACCTTGAAGAGCTTCAAATTGTATTTAAAAGTAAAAATGGAGATAATTGTGGTTATTTTGACGGTATTGGCGATGAAGAAGATGGTGTTGCTGCTATCGAAATTAATAGTAAGAAATCAGTCGAAGAAATAATAAAAACAATTTTTCACGAACTCGTCCATGTTCAACAAGTCCTTNANGAAAAATTCTGTGATATCGAAAAGACTTGGTTTGGTGAAACATATGAAGGGATTGATTATGAAAATCTCCCTTGGGAAATAGATGCATTTGAAAAGGAAGAAATTCTTTGGAATTCTTTTCAAAATATTGAAAATAATCCTTTACATTCGCTTAAAAGTGTGATAGATTAGACTTAACAAAGGAGAATATTATGATTGCTAAAAACCTAGATGATCGGCTGGCAATAATTAAAGCAATTGCTGAAAAGCAAAAAAACGAAAAGGCTCGCAAAGAGCGGTTGGCAACAATTCGTAAAAATACTGCAAAAGTTCGTATCGTTGCTCGTAAAAAGCGTACAGCTGAAGATAAAAAGCTTTCAGGTTTTACTGGTGGTCAAGATAATGTTAATCATTATACTGATGCATCTAAATATGCTAAAACATACTATGGCGAAACACTACATGAAACCACTCGTCATGATACAGATTGGGGAGATTACTAATGATTAATCCATTATGGATCGCATTCACTCTATTTTTCGGTGGGCTTGGTATTTGTCTTATAATACTGGACTCGATTGCAGGATACTTAATGTGCTATGGCGTATTAGTTTGGCTGTTTATAGCAAACAATACAGATCAACTGTTTATCGAAAAAGAAGATGAAGAAGAGGATTACTAGTAATGTTCGAACTAACAGTAATGGTTATATTAATAGTTCTAGCTGTAATATGTCTAGCTGTTCCGTTAGTTGGTATTATGTGGATGTTCTGGGATATGTTTTTAAGGAGTAAAAAATAATGGAAATTATGACAATTATCAACCTTTTCGTGGGCATTTTTTGTTTACGTGCTTATCTAAAAAGTGATCTTCACGAAGATCCATTTTGGATTACTTATGGACTTTTATTAATTTCTGCAGGAAACTTAGGCATAGTTCTTTATAAACTGTCTAACTAAGGAATTCGATATGGAAGATTATGAAGCATTTGGTAATGCACTTACATTCGCAACTAAGGCGCATTCCAATCAAAAACGTAAGTACACTGGTGAAGATTACATCACGCACCCTATCGCAGTTGCTGATATGATCGAAGAGCATCTGGATGACAATCCGCATTATACAGATCCTCATGGCCCAAACCCAGTTAGTGTTACTGTGGCTATGTCTGTGGCGCTTCTTCATGATGTTGTTGAAGATACATCATATAATCATAAAGACATCAAAGAGCAGTTTGGAGATGAAGTTGCGAAAGGTGTATGGTTTCTTACAGACGTTGAAAAGTTTGTTGGTAATCGATCACTTCGAAAAAAGCTTGATCGTGATCGCTTAGCAAAAGCGCCGTATTGGGTAAGATTAATTAAGAAATTTGATATTCAGCATAATGCTGAAAGTATCAAAAAGCACGATCCTAAGTTCTGGGGAATTTTCAAACGAGAAACTGATGAGTTGCTTGAAGCTATGGGTATGCATAGCGACGAATACTATAACGGGCCAGCTGATATTCAGTTGGCATTTTAAAGGAGACTACTATGACTAATGATTTTAAATGGAATGTTCATCAAGACCCGGCAAGAATTAATCAAAAGCTGTGGCATGTAACATCTGGGCAAACGCTTAGGACTGTTTGCACTTCTGAAGAAGATGCAATTAAAATGTGTGAAAACTTAAATAAAGATCGTTGGCACCTTGACCGTGGTCAAACACGTCAAGATCGATGGGGTCATAGTAGTTCTAACATTAAAAACCAGTGGACATTCCAGTTGCAGTGATTTGGAGAAAACTAATGAATGAGCCTAATACACACGGATTTGAAAAGGAGGAAAATGAACATGATGTTGTGGACAAGGTTTATTTAGATATTAATCCTCGTCCACAGCAATCTGAAGTTGTTCAATCACTTAAAAACCAAGCAGGTGAAGAATGGAAGGCTAGATGTACTGAGCATTATGCTTGGAAAGCCGCTGATCATATTATTCAATTAGAAGAAGAAATCAAGTTTTTAAAAAAACTTATNAANAANTATCATTTAGAAAATGATGCATTTACCGGAAAGGGTAATATCAATGACTGAAGTATTAAATGAAACCGCTAACAGTGATTCTCGTGATAAGTTTATGGGAATGCTTACATCAGGTGTATGCGAAGTAACCTTTACAAAAGTAAATGGCGATAAGCGAGTTATGACTTGTACTTTGCTAGAAGGTATGATTCCATCTGCTGAAAAAGATGAGCCTATTACTCAAAAGAAAGTTCGTGCTGTAAATCCTGAAGTCATTCCATGCTGGGACACGACCGCAAAAGGCTGGCGGTCTTTTCGTGTCGATAGCGTACAGGAATGTAAATATGTTTATCGCCCAAAAGTTTATTCTATGTAAATTAAAATAATCCTTTACAATCTCTTAAAAGTGTGATAGATTAAATCTAACGATAAAGGAGTATACAATGTCTATGCATATGATTCAAGGTGTTCAAGTACATGGCAAATCTAAAATCAAAAAGAAGCCGGGTTGGAAAGCAAGGGAAGCTGAACATCAAGCTTTTCTTGATCGTATGGGTGTGAAAGGAACTAAACAAGATTATCGTCATGAGCGGCCAAAATTTAAAGTTTCAAGAGATCAATTGTCAAATAGTATTGATAATGGTACACTAAAAGAAACGAATAAATATACAGGTAATGAGATTGCTGGTATTGTTGTAACACATAAAAGTAATCTTATGCCAATTCGTAAAGACAACAAACAGGCAGCAATTGATGCGGCGAGTATGCGTAGATGATTTTAGATAAACACGTTATTAAAATAATTACTAATAATGTGAATATGACGGTGCCATATTACCTTATGGCATCGTATGCTTATTATGAAAAAGATGATCCAATATTATCTGATGATTTTTATGATAAATTAGCAAAAAATATTATTAAGCAATGGGACAACATTGAACACTATCATAAACATCTATTGAGTAAAGACATGTTAGAAGCAGGTAGTTATATTGGAAAATATCCAACTATCATCTCGGCGTCCCTCAAGAGCTTAAGAAAGGCCGCTAAGAAATGAATCAGAACGATAGAGACTTTATCATTAATGTAGTCGATCGACTTCTAAAAGCCCCTTATGCAACTCTTACTAATTCTGAAATTGTTAAATTAAAAGGTTTACTTAGAAAATTATGATTACAGTTGAACATAAATATGATCATAGTATTATTACCATTTTAGATAATAATGGAAAAACCGATGATGTTGAAATTATAGTTGACGAAGAACTTTGTTATATTCGTCAATACACTGATGACGATGATTTTAATATTGTGGTAATATCACCATACATGTTAAAAGAATTAGTAGCAGCATATGATATGGCTGAAGGCTCATATGTTACTGCAGGTAAATCATAAAAAAAATAAAAAAAAATGCGTTTAAGGGTTTACAATGACTCTTATTTGTGTTATTATAGTCATATGTTAAGGAGATAACTATGCTTGAACTTGGTTTACTAGTCAGTGGAATTATTATTACTTCTTTTGTTCTTGGTCGTAGAAATGCAGAAGAAAAAAACGTCGAAGGCATAATTGATCTTGTAATTACTAAACTATGTCATGATGGCTATATTCATTACGAAGAAATGGATGATGGAGATTATGACTTAATCAAAATAGAGGACTTTGATAATGGTAACTCGTAAGCTTGGAAAAAAAGTTAAAGCTAAGCAAACATTTTCCCGACGTAAGTCAACTGGATTTGCGGCAGGGCCAATGGGAAACTTTCGTGATTTCAATGATTATTGCCGTACTGATCTTGATAAAAAAGATGTTTCATCAAAAATTAAATCTTATATTAAAACAACTATGCCAAAAGATCAGGCTAAAATCGCCATTGAAGCGCCTGAATGGGCTTTTACTTCTATACCTTTTGTAGCAGCTACTATTGCATGGAAAGAAATGGGTAAGGAATTTCCGGTATGGTGGAAAGCTGAAGATTGCTTAAATCGTCATATGAAAGAAATTCTAACTCGTGGCAAAAACAATATTGCTCGAAAAGCTGAACTAGGTGACGACACATCACCTCAAAGAAAAACTATACAGGAAATTTTAAAAGAAAAAACATCAGAATTTATTGCCCAAGTTGAATATGTTCTTGATCAATATGATCCTAAAAATCATAAGGAATGCATGAACTATTCACTCTATGATGAATTAAAAAAAGTTGATGCTGCAAATAATACAGCCAAAGCTGTTTTGGATTACTATACACCTATTCGTAATGAAGCAAAAGAATTAGTTGAAGATAAAACCGAAGATTTAGTCGAAGCATTTTCATATCTTTCCGTTTCAGAACGTAAAAAATATTTTGAATTTCTCAATCAACTCGTAAATGATGCTGATAAATTCATGGCATCAAAAAAGGCATTACGAGCTACTCGTAAGCCAAAGGTTAAAACTGCAGATAAGCAAGTTGAAAAACTCAATTACGCAAAAGAGTCAAAGGAGTTTAAGCTTACTTCAATTCATCCAACCTCTATAATTGGTGCAATGCGTTTGTATACCTTTAATGTAAAATACAAAGAGCTAACAGAATATGTATGCCAAAAATCTATTGGGTTTGAAGTAAAGGGTACTACTATTCTAGGCCTTGATGCTGATCTTTCACGTAGCACTAAACTTCGCAAGCCAGATGATTTTATAAAAGCGGTTTTGACAAAATCTGCAAATCAAATTAGAAAAGAATGGTCTGAGCTCACGACTAAAACTAAAGATAAAGTAAATGGTCGCATCAATAAGGATACTATCCTTGTTAGAGTTATGGCTAAATAGAAAGGATGATTATGCAAGAAGAAGTTAAGTTCATGAACAGAGCCAAGTTTGGTAAGTTAATTGAAGAGCAAGTTGTTGATAAAAAATTATCATATATGGAAGCTGTTATTGTGACATGTGACATCACTAATATTGATCCACAAGATGTAAAAAAGTTTATATCAAATGTGATTCGAGAAAAAATTGAAGCTGAAGCAATGAGTCTTAATTTTTTACCAAAGCAAAATGAATTGCTATTTGAATGATACGATGGTGGGATTATGTAGTGATATACATATTTGCAGATATACTTTCGTATATTGTAATTAATCTTTCTAGCAGCCTTATAATCGTGGCGGTGATGTTCTTAAATGCCTATTATTTTTGGGAATGGTATTGCGCTTTAAGGAGTAATCATGAGCAATGAAGAAATAAATAAATTTATTAAAATGTTTAAAGGAGTGCTACCCGATCCAGACAATTATCCAGTAACTTTTGACTACTATTATCAACTATATAAACACACAAAGGAAAACAAGAATGTTTGAACTAATTATGATTACGATGCTCTTTTTGAATGATAATGAAGAGTTTTTTGCTGCTGGTCCAGCAAATGCAGCGGCTGGAAATACATGGCAATATGTCGGAACTCAACCTGTTCCCGAAGGTCATGTTGCAATTCCATCAGTCAATCCTGACACTGGTAAAGAAACTGTTCTTTTTGTTAGAAAATAATATAAATAAAGGTATACTTCATGTCAAAAATGTGGTATAATAATTCAGTTAATACAAAACATAATTCAGCAAATATAAGGAATACAATATGTCTTTTGCAAATCTAAAACGGAACCGCGGCCAAATTGATAAACTCGTGGCAGCAGCAGAATCTGCTGGCGGTGCTAAAAACAAATACACAGACGATCGTATTTGGAAACCTACGGTCGATAAACAGAATAACGGTTATGCTGTTCTTCGTTTCCTCCCAGCTACAGAAGGTTCTGAGTTGCCTTGGGTTCGTTATTGGGATCATGGCTTTAAAGGCCCAACTGGTAAATGGTACATTGAACGATCACTTACATCTATTGGACAAGATGATCCAGTCGGTGAAGTCAATAGCCGTCTTTGGAATAGTGGTGTTGAGTCTGATAAGACAATCGCTCGTAACCAAAAACGTCGTTTGCATTATGTATCAAACGTTCTTATCGTATCTGATCCAGGTAATCCTGCCAACGAAGGTAAGGTATTTCTCTATCAATATGGTAAGAAAATCTTTGATAAACTAATGGATGCTATGCAACCAGAATTTGCAGATGAAGAACCAATCAATCCATTTGATTTTTGGACTGGTGCTAACTTCAAACTAAAAATTCGGGATGTCGAAGGTTATCGCAACTATGATAAATCAGAATTTGCTTCTCAAGAGACGCTTTCTGAAGATGATGCAAAACTTGAAGGTCTTTATAATTCAATGCATGATTTGGCTGAGTATACTGACCCTACTAAATATAAGTCTTATACAGAGCTAAAAACTAAATTGATGAGTGTACTTGGAGAAGCAGCAGTTGCTGGAGCTCCCACAGTAGCCCAAGAGCGTAGCCTTGGAGAAGAAAAAGTAGCGGCACCTATTAAATCGGCTCCTGAACCTGCAATGAGTGCTGTAGCTAGTTCAGATGATGATGACGATATTATGTCGCATTTTGCTAATTTAGTTAACGATTAAATATAACTAGGTAATGCCGGCTTAATTGTCGGCATTACCATCGTCTCAGGCGATTGAGCAGGCCACCGTATTCATCATCAGTTGACGTTGCTGGTGCCGTGACATAATTATAAGTTTGATTATTAACCATAGATTTTAAACCTTCATTTTGAGGTCTCATAGCCTGTTCTGTTATTAATGCTTCAAGCTTATCAGCTATTAGCCCTAATTTATCAGATTGTGCTAGCCTTTCAAGCCGCTCGTCGTCAGCTTTCTTATTTATTAGATGCTTATTCATAGCACTATGTTCATTTGCTAAAAAA